TTTCCTGATTCAGAATATGACATTGTTAGTATGTATCAATGTGATGAATGTGATACGTGGTACGAAGTATTTCATCATAAAAAAGGAGAAAAAAAATGACAGACAAAAATATGTTTAAAGAAACAACATATGATTCTTTAGAAAAACAAATAGGCGGAAAACATTATAGTATGAAAATTCAACCAGCATATTTTATAAATGAAAACAAGTTGCTTTTCGCGGAGGGGAATGCTATTAAGTATATTTGTAGACATGCTAAAAAAGGAGGAGAAGAAGATATAAAGAAAGCTATACATTATTTAGAAATGATTCTTGAGAGAGACTACTCATGAATTTTATGATGTTAATTACCATTGTAATCTTAATTAATTATTTATGTCTAATGAGATGAACTGTATTATATGTGAAAAACGAAACATTGCTTTTGATTGTTTATACTTTTGCAAACAATGTTACAAAAAAATAAAAGGAAAACATAATGAAACAACCAAAAATAAGAAGCAAAATACTACAAGTAGGAGTTTAAAATAATGCCTAGAACAATTCAACCACCTTTATTTGCTCCTGAAACAGAATGGGTTAAGCCCGAAGAGTTAAAAGATTTATCACACTACAAAGAAATAGCTGTAGACTTAGAGACATGTGATCCGGACCTAACGACACTTGGATCGGGGAACGTGGTTGGTCGTGGACACATTGCTGGAGTTGCAATAGCTGTTGAAGGATGGGCTGGCTATTTTCCTATTGGTCATGATCATGGAGATAATTTAGATAAAGGTTTAGTTTTATCTTGGCTTAAAGATATATTTAAAAAAGAAGACACAACATTTATTTTTCATAATGCAATGTACGATGTTTGTTGGTTAAGAGCAGCAGGTATTCAGATAAAAGGAAAAATAGTTGATACCATGATTGCAGCATCATTAATAAATGAAAATAGATTATCATACAGATTAGATTCACTTGCAAAAGAATATGTTGGTATTGGTAAAGATGAAAAAGTTTTACAAGAGGCAGCTAAAGCTTGGGAGATTGATGCTAAAAAAGATATGTGGAAATTACCTGCAATGTTTGTAGGTCAATACGCAGAACGAGATGCTGAATCAACTTTAAAACTTTGGCAAAGATTACAATCTGAATTATATGCACAAGAATTGTTTGATATATTTAATTTAGAAACAAAATTGTTTCCATGTTTAGTAGACATGAGATTTAAAGGTGTAAGAGTAGACCTCGAAAAAGCCAATAAAATCAAGGAAAATTTGATATCTCAAGAAAAAAACATACTTCATAAAATTAAAAAGTTAACCAACATAGATGTAGAAATATGGGCAGCAGCTTCTATTGCTAAAGTATTTGAAAAATTAAAATTACCTTTTGACAAAACAGAAAAAACTGGAGCACCAAGTTTTACAAAAAACTTTTTAGCAAATCATCCAAATGAAATTGCGCAAGACATTGCAAATGTTAGAGAGATAAATAAATCACACACAACTTTTATTGACACTATAACTAAACACTCTGTCAAAGGGAGAATACACGCAGATATAAATCAAATTAGATCTGATCAGGGTGGAACTGTTACAGGAAGATTTTCTATGTCTAATCCTAACCTACAACAGATCCCTGCAAGACATAAAGAATTAGGTCCCATGATTAGATCAATTTTTATTCCAGAAGAAAATTGTAAATGGGGATCATTTGACTATTCACAACAAGAACCAAGAATTTTAGTGCACTATGCTAAACTACAAAATTTAGAGGGAGTAGATGGAATAGTAGAAGCATATCAAAAAGGCGACGCAGACTTTCACCAGGTAGTGGCAGATATGGCGGGCATTGAACGTAAACAAGCCAAAACAATTAATTTAGGTTTGATGTATGGTATGGGTAAAAATAAATTAATGGCTGAACTAGGATTAATGAAAGATTCAGCAGAAAAATTAATTCAACAATATCACCAGAAGGCTCCATTTGTAAAAAAACTTATGGATAATGTTTCTAGAAAAGCAAATGATAGGGGTAAAATTAGAACTTTATTAGGTAGAGCGTGTCATTTTGATTTATGGCAACCAGTTCAATTTGGTGTATTTAAACCATTACCACTGGAACAAGCTAGAAAAGAGTATGATGAACCATTAAAACGAGCATTTACTTATAAAGCTTTAAATAGATTGATACAAGGATCAGCCGCAGATATGACAAAAAAATCTATGGTATGTTTGTATGAAAATGGTATAATACCTCACATTCAAATTCATGATGAAGTCGACATTTCAATTGAATCTGATAAAAAGGCTGAGAAGATTATTGAAATAATGGAATCTTCAGTTGAACTAAAGGTTCCAAACAAAGTAGATTATGAAAAAGGTAATAATTGGGGTGAGATTAAATAGGAGTATGAATGGCTTATTTAAACATAAATGTACCCCCAATTTATTGCAAAATAAGGAAGGAGTACCTGTATGACCTTAAAGAACATCATGGCGAAAGCCAAGATTGCGTTATCTTCGGTTTGGCAAGCATCTCAGGCCGCGCCCTCTTATTTCACATCATGCTACCAAACGGTGCATGCTATTGGCGTTTGCCTATCTCAGCGTTTTTCCAAAAATCGTATGATAGAGCCTCTGTGCCGGATATGCAGACGAACCAGTTACAATTGTGGAATTGTTTTAGTTATTGGCCTAGTATTCATAAGTTTGATTGGCTGGCTGATTTAGATGGTAAATTTTTAGGAAAAGATAAAAAATTTTATCACGGACAATACCTATTTACTATTGACTGGGCACACCCAGATACTAATATATTGAATGTTGAACATTCTGAAATACCTCAAGAGCATAAGTGTGCACATGTATTGGCTCTTGCTAACGGCAATTATGCTGCTCAGCCTAACAATCGTATTTTGTGGCACGTTAATAGTTATACAACTGATGACAGTTGGCCTGACTATAAAGTCCAAAATACAGTGTGGGACGTCGAAGGTTCGGATTGGATTACGGAAGATTCGGACAAAATGTTTTATAAAATAGAAACAAAGGATTAAAAATGAGCCTAAATAAACAACTATGTGTTGAATGTGGGCACAGATGTCACTGTGTAGGACAAGGATTTTATGTTAATGAAGATTTTTGTGATTCATGTGATTGTTTGGTCTGTATTCATGAAATAAATGAACCCGTGGAGGAAAAAATGAATTGGTTAAAAAAACAATGGAAAAAGTTTGTTGACTGGTTATTTGACGGATTTTATAAATAATTTATGTCAAAGATAACAGAAGAGACATCAGTAAAAACCGATCTAAAAACGCTTGGGATGATCATTGCTGGCGCAGGTTTTGCAGTCTATATGTATATTGGCATGACTAATACCATCAATACTTTAGAGACAAGACTTCAGTTAATGGAAGCTGATTTACTTAAAAAAGCAGATCAAATACCTGTTGATAAGGAACAATTTTTTCTGTTGGAATCATTGGCAGAAGATACTGAAAAACAACAACAGTTATTAGATGAAAATTTACATGTTAAAGTTATGCTGGAAGCAGCAAGAGAAGATATTGAAAAGTTAAAAAAAGATGTTGAAAAGCTTAAAGACGCAACAAGAGATATTAAATTTAGCAATGGCAATGGAAACGGGCATTAACGCAGGGACCTTCCAGGAATATGATTACACTTGCGAAGACTTTGAATGTGAGTGGAAACAAATAACGGAATATTGGAGGATGAAATAATGGCTGATAGAGATAAAATAAATAAACACAAAATGATTAAATATTCCCAAGAGAAGATGGAATCAGATAAACAAAAACAATTCTTTCAAATGCTTCGTAAAGAAGTAGAGATTGGAGCTAATGGCACATCTAAATATATGATTAAAAAAGGTCCGAACAAAGGTAGATTTGTTTAATGTTACAAGCAGTTATAGCTCTTTGTCTATTTATTAATGGACAGTTAGTAGAGCATAGAATTCAAGACTCAATATCAGAATGTCTTAAACACAAAAGAGAAGCAGAGAGAAATATGGGTATGGATAATAAAAAATTTATGTGTGGTGAAGTAGAGGCTGAGATTATACATAATGTTGATGGTTCTAAAACAATTAGTAAAATAATGAAATCTAAATAATGTTAGCACTTGCTATTGTCATTATAGTATTATTAGTATACTTTGGACATAAATGACAAAACAATTTACTTTATTAGGGCAAATAGATACAGTACATGGAACATGCCCTCATTGCGAAGAGGATTCTATATTAGTAGCTATTGTTACAGATTATTATAGATGTACCAATTGTGGAGAAGACACTAAACAACACGTAAATGGCTCAATTAAATATTTGAGACTAGATGATCAGGACACACAATGGCTAAAAAATCTGCGATCGGACAAATAACTTTTTACAAAGAAACGCCTAAAAAACGTCCTGGAAGACATTCCAAAAAAATAAACAAAAGAAAAGCTAAAATAAAATCGTATCGTGGACAAGGAAAATAATGAAATTTTTATTAGTTATTCAAATATGTTCTATTATTGCGCAACAATGCACAGGATCCTACGAAATAGGTAGGTATAAAGATCACTATGATTGTGCAACCGCAGGTTTTATTAATGCTATGGGTACTATAAGAGAAATAGGCCCAGATGAAGTAAATCAAAACAAATTATTGGTTAATTTTTCTTGTCAAGAACAAGAAAGTACCTAAAATTGTTGCCCATCCTCGATATGAAACCAAGGATGAGCAAACAAAAGGTGTGAGAAGAGATCCTCATACTACACTAAAAATTTTTTACTTGCAAGTCTTGTTTTTCTGATGTAAATTCCCATATCTATGTCTATAAACAAACAAAAGGAGAAAGAACATGGCGGACCCAAATAGATTTAAATCTGTGTCTGTACCTATAAAAACCTACCAAATGCTTAATTATTTGGCTAAAGGTAAGGTAACTGACGCGGATCTAACTATATCTAAAACTATAGAAGTTTTAGCTACTAAGGAGGCAAAGAAAAATGGATATAAGAACGGTAAGAGTACATAAAAGTATTTGTCCATCTTGTAAAGGTAATGGTTATAGAAGCATTTACAAAGATGCGAGTTGGACTGAAAAAACTCAAATTGATTGTTATCATTGTAATAATCAAGGAGAAATATCTATTGAAGAACCAACCATAGCTCAATGCGAGGAGTATCAAAAAGATCAATGATTGATTTTTTTCTATCGATTGTAGAATCTTGGTCCAGCAAACTTAATGGCTGGGCCTGGAGACTACGATGGGGTAATCGTGAAACGGGCACAGGATATAAACGTAAATATGAAAAAAAGAAACCAAATCACAAAGGACCTACATGGAACGAAATACCGTAATCATGTTGTCCCCAACAAAAAGAAAAAAGAAGAATTGAAAAGATTAAAAAGATTCTATATTTTGGAATACTTAAGATGAATGAAGAGATACAACAATTGTTATTATTTCCAGAAATGGATCCTTTTAAAACAAAGATAAAAGGAATTGATTACATCGACATATCTCAAATAGAAGCACCCAACCACCAAAAACAATTTGAATATTCTTTATTACCTAAAGGAAGATATTTTTTATTTAAAAACGGCGGCACCAATCAATACTTACCACAACTTGGCAATTCTTTTCCATATGTACAAAACATGGAAAATAAAAAAGTTTTATCAATGAGAGTTACAGAACATAATGGCTACCCAAAAGTAAGTATTACTTTAGGTGCAAATGATGGTTTTGATCAACAAAAAGGTTTTTTAATTAGAATGCATAGAGTAATCGC